TAAAGCCATTACTGCTGTAAACGCAGTGGATGTTCTGGTTACTGACTTTGGTACGTTTAAGATTGTTCCTAACCGTTTCTCAGTTGCTACGACCGCATATTTCTTTGACTACGATCTGTGGTCTATTGATTACTTGCGTCCTTTCCGAACGGAAACTCTTGCGAAATCTGGCGATAGTGTGAAGCAGCTTTTGCTTGCTGAATACGGTTTACGCGCTAAGAATGGGTTTGGCAATGGTCAGTTGAGAGGTGTAAAGTAAGTTAGTATTGGTGTAGCCCCCTTCGGGGGGCTTTGCCTTACAGGAGAAATAAGATGGCAAAAATTGGACAACCACCCAGTAAGGGCAGTGCGACTGCTGCTGGCCCAAATATGAATCCCCCGCCTTATGCAGAGGGGAAACCAAAGGTTGTGAAAGAACCTAAGGGCAGTAAAAAGCACAGCACTATAGATGGAATGATTGATGCTTGTGTCAAGGCGTCTGGTAAATATGGATTTTCCAGAGGATAGATATGGTTACTAAAGCAGAACTTAAAAATGCCGTGAAGGCTATGGAGAAATCAGATAGCAAAAAACCTGAGAAGTCCGTAAAGAAACCAACTACTAAAGATCGTATGAATAGGATAGTAGAAGGGAATGATCCGGGGTATCACCTACCATGAAAGGCAATCCTAACTTAATAGATACGTTTCATTCAAACGCTGATGAAACTGAGTTTACTATAAATACATATCAGGATTGTGAGCCTATACTGGAAGAGAATAAGCAAGCCTATAATAATTATGGTAGTAAGCTAACTCCCGGTAAGACTGGGGAAGGCGTACGTGTTGCCTCTATACCCTTGAATGTATGGAATAAATGGATGAAAGAAACCAACGGGGAGATACAGAGAGATCATAATCTTATGAAGAGATATCTCAATGACCCTGATAACAAATATCTTAGAACAACTCCAACGAGGATTTAATTATGTGGTTATACGCATTTGGCGTCGCAGGACGCACACAAAGAAATTATCCGGTCTTAAAATTAAAAACGGCTGTAGCTAACTGGTTGAATAGGGATGATCTTACTACTAATATCCCGGATTTCATAACATTGTGTGAGGCGCGATTTAATCGCGTACTCAGAATTAGGGCTATGGAAGGTCTGTATACAGCCTCTACAGTAGCCGCTCAGAGGGATTACAATCTGCCAACTAGATATTTGCAGATGCGCGCATTGAGATTGAATACATCTCCTTTGACGGTATTAGAGTATGTATCCCCGGAAATAATGGACAGGGTATGGGCAGGCAGTGCCGGAGGAAAACCGGTAGCTTATACAATAAAGGCTAATGAACTATTTCTTGGCCCCTCTCCCGGTGGAATATATACAATGGAGATGGACTATTACAGGAAGTTTGACGCATTATCTACAACAGTTACTACAAATGTCATGCTTACTGATAACCCCGATGTTTATCTGTACGGTGCTCTTCTTGAGGCAGAACCATTCATAAAGAATGATTCCAGAATACAGGTATGGGGGACTTCCTTCTATAAGGCTATTCAGGATATTCAAGATCAGGATTCAAAAGATAGGCACTCTGGGTCAGAGATGCGTATTAGAAATACCTCCGGGTATCCATAATGGCCGCTGCACCAATTGATTGGGATGTTATAGGGATAAACTGGAACACTGCCGCAAAAACAGAATCCCCTTCTTATGGGATGCTTGCAGAACAAGCTGCTACTAGTGAGAGTGCATTATCTCCTTCTATTAGTTTCGGTGTTTTAGCCGACCAGTCAAATACGGGTATATTAAGTATAGGGACTACAGGAGCATTCGGTGCTCTGGGAGATATTTCCAGCACAGGCGGTATGAGTTTTTCTGGTGAGATAACTGCGGGCGCGCTTGCAGATCAGGATATGAGTATGGTATTAAGTATGCCAGAAACTGTATCTTTAGGAGCATTAGGTGATTATGTTAATAATGTTACTTATCCGGAATCTGTGACTATTGCCTCTCTTGCTGACTGGTCTTCGGCAGATGCGTTTTTATGGAATGAGGTAGCTGGTGTAACAACAACTTGGACTAAGATAGAGTGATATGGATTTTCAACAAACATTAACGGCCCATGGAGGCTTACAAATGAAAGAGCAAAAAGATATGAATCTTGGCCTCGCTAATTATTGGGAAGTGGTTTGCCATGACTCAAACGGGGTTGAGAAATGGAGAGATGATGGCCAAACCCAGATTACTGCTTGGTTTGTTGGACTCAAAAATGCCGGGACTGCTGTAATTGCGGATACTATGGCATCTCATGGTACATGGACTGAGATAGTACATACAACCAAGTACTCAGAGACTGTAAGACAGACCCTGACATTAGGGAGTGTTACCGGAACTACAACGAGCAGTATAGATAATGTCGGCAATTTAGCGACTTTTTCTATAAACGCTACCAGCACAGTAGCGGGTGCGTTTATCGTTAGTAATAATGCTACCTCTGATGCAACCGCCGGAGAGTTGTACGGTGTTGTGGATTTTGGTTCTGCAAGAGGGGTTATCAGTGGGGATACTCTGACAGTTACGGTTACGCTTACTGCTAAAACAGCGTAATAGGAGAGTCTAATGGCAACCGAAAATGCTAGTTATATAAGCGAGTTTAATACCTCATACCCAGCCGATGGCGATGCCGTCGGTGAGGGTGGTGGTACGACTACAGGAACAGGGTCTACCAGAGGTCATTTAAACATGATTAAGTATGTTCTGAAGACCCAGTTCAGTGGGTTATCAGGAACTACTGCTATTACGCCATCTGAGGCAGAGTTGAATTATGTAAACGGTGTTACGTCTGCAATTCAAACCCAGATGGATACTAAAGGGGTTGGTGATGCTGTTCTGTCAGCCGACCAATCATGGTCTGGTTCCCAAAGAGGAACCCCACAAACCATTACTCAGGGTACGTTGATAGATTTGGACACGGGAAACAACTTCCTGTGGACACCTGCGGCGGCTGATGAACTATCTTTCGCTAACGAAACCACTGGTCAGTCAGGGTTTATTAAACTGATAAATCCATCTGCCTATGTAATTACGTTGGGGTCAGAGGTTAAGGCTGTATCTACCTTTGCAACGGATGTTACGACGGCTGGTACTTATCTTGTAACTTACTTTTCCGATGGCACTAACGTCTACGTTTCGGCTTCAGCTTCCCTCGTCTAATGACTCTACTCCAGTCTGGTATTACTAAATCGTTAGCGGTATCTTATGATATTGATAACTCGTTGCGGTTTAATGATGCTGACTCTCCATCATTAACTAGGACTCCTACAAGTAGTGGTAATAGAGATACTTGGACTTGGAGTTGTTGGGTAAAAGGTACTGGGTATGGGAAGATATTTGGGGCTGGGACTAGCTATCAAAGTAGTAATGCTTATGCAACCTATATCCGTTATGATTCGGATGATACTTTAAGGGTTAGGCAAGAAGTGGGGGGTGGTAGTACAAACTGGGATTTTGTAACAAGTCAAGTTTTCCGTGATCCTTCAGCTTGGTATCATTTTTTAGTCGCTGTTGATACTACACAAGGAACTGAGGCAGATAGATTTAAGTTATATGTTAATGGCACTCAGGTAACTAGCTTTAGTACTTCAAGTTATCCAACTCAAGATCAAGATACATATATTAATCATACTAATATTCATGTGGTTGGTCATGGGTCAGATGAATCTGTAAATGGTTATTTGGCTGACGAACTATCCTCAACCACAAACCAGTGGATACCTAAAGACGCATCTGGTCTAACCTTCGGAACCAATGGCTTCTACCAGAAGTATGGTGCTACTGAGTTGGCGAATAGTTTTGCGGATAGTGCTGACCATGTAATCCATACTATGACGGCAAATGGGGATGCTAATACTGATACTGCTGAGAAAAAGTTTGGGACAGCCTCCTTAGAATGTACTGGGACGGATGGTGCAGATAATCTTTCTACTCCTAATTCAGATGACTTTATGTTTGGCACTGGTGATTTAACAGTGGAATTCTGGGTGTACACAACTAATTCGGGTGTTCATCAGTATATGTGGGGCCAGATAAGGGCTGACGGTACTGATGAGTTTTACATGAGAATAAATACTGACGGAAAAATCCTTTTCCTGTTGAAAGGAGAATCGTCTCCCAAACAGTGTATCAGTGGAAGTGCTATGTCAATAAGCGCTTGGCATCATATTGCTGGGGTTAGGGATGGAGATAATCTTCGCCTTTATATTGATGGTGTACTGGAAGATACAGAAGCCTTTACCTCTCAAAGTCAAATGGCACCAACCACAGTATTTGAAGTTGGAGCGACACCATATAATAGCGATGGTGGACACTCTGGCTTTTCTGGTTACATTGATGAGTTTAGGCTAAGTAATACTTGTCGCTACCCAAGTGGAACAACCTTCACCCCATCGACAACAGCATTTACCGCAGATAAATATACAAAATTACTTCTCCACATGGATGGTGTTGACGGTGCTACATCTTTCCCCGACAGTAGCTGGACAGGCGCACCAAGACACACCATAACAGCCAACGGTGATGTAACCAATACAAGAGCAGTAAGAAAGATTGGTGACAGTTCTATTAAGTTTGATGGTACTGATGATGAATTAACCGTTTCCAGCACAGTGGGAAATTTCGGTTCGGGAGACTTTACCGTAGAGTGTTGGGTAAATGGGAATGCAGACGCTAATGTTGCTATGGTATGTGGTCAAATACGAACTGATGGAACAGATGAATTATTTGTAAGGAGAGATATAACCAATGAGATAAGAACAATACTTCTTACTGATGCTGCTAGTTATAATATAGTTGGAACTACTGCCACTAGTAACGGTACTTGGTATCATGTTGCTGTTACTAGAGATGGGAGCACTTGGAGGTTATATGTAGATGGTACGCAGGAAAATAGTGTATCTATAAGCGGCTCCGTTACAAACCCAACTAGTGTTTTTGGAATAGGAAGTGGCGGAGATTTTACAAGTAATCATTTTGACGGGTATTTAGATGAGTTTAGGGTGAGTGATACTTGTCGCTATCCAGATGGCACAACCTTCACCACTTTCGGTCAAGGTGGTGGAACCATCGCTAACCCAACAGCATTCACCACAGACGCAAACACCAAACTCCTGATCCACTCTAACTGGGATGGTGGGCTTGGAGCAGACTCAAGCGGAAACTACAACACCTTTACCGCAACCAATCTGGTAGCAACAGACCAAGTTTTGGATAGCCCTACCAATAACTTTGCTACGCTTAATCCAGTCTCTCCTAGAAATAATGGAAGTACATGGGTGGGTACTTGGGCAGAAGGTAATTTGGATTACTTAAATTCTTCTGGGGCATTAAGTGGTGTATCTACATCTACTATGGCAACAGATTCTACTAATAAATTCTACTATGAATTTTATGTAAAAGTTAGTACCAGTGGTGATTGTGGTATTGGACAATGCGGTGCAGATGTTGATAGCAGGTTACTAGGCGGCCCCGGTGGTAGTGAAGGTTCTCCCTTTTATACTTGGGCAACACAAGCAGGAAATTACTTTGTTAGTGGTGTTTCAACTTCAGCTGGGGTAACTGCGGCTACTGACGATATTGTACAAATTGCGTATGACGCTAGTTCTGGAAAGATTTGGTACGGTAAAAATAATACTTGGAATGGGTCTGGTGATCCGGCTAATGGAACGAATGCCGCTCAAACTCTTTCTGGTGGTGGGTCTATGGTTCCGTTGGTATCTGGCTATAATGGTGACAGATTTGTAGTTAACTTTGGACAGGACAGTTCATTCGCTGGAAATAAAACAAGTGGGTCAGCAGCAGCACAAGATGCTAACGAGGTAGGCGATTTCTATTATGCCCCACCTACTGACTTTCTTGCTCTATGTGCAGATAATATAAGCGCACCAGAAATAGCATTGCCGGGTAAGAATTTTAATACAATACTCTACGATGATGGTGCTGGTGCTAAAACAGGTGTAGGCTTCCAGCCTGACCTTGTATGGGTTAAGTCCAGAGGCAGCGCTTATGAACATGAACTGACGGATGCTGTTCGTGGCGTAACAAAGGCTCTCTCATCTGATTCAACTAATACAGAAACTACGGACAGCACTGGACTAACCGCATTTGGTGCGGATGGGTTTACTGTCGGTGCTGATACTAACTACAGCGATACAACTGGTTCTGGAATGGTTGCATGGAATTGGAAGGCCAATGGATCAGGATCAACTAATACAGATGGGACTATATCAAGTACGGTTACAGTTAGCGCAAATACCACTTCTGGATTTTCGATAGTAAAGTATTTAGGCACGCCTGATTCACACACCAGTGGTGCAACTGTAGGTCATGGGTTAAGCCAAGCGCCTGAGTTAGTGATTGTTAAAGACTTGGATGCTGGTGGTTCTTGGTTTGTAGGTTCAGACTATACTGACACTTCTTCTCCTTGGGATTACAAACTTAGACTTAACTCAGATGATGCAAAGGTTGATGCGACTACATGGAATGATACTGCCCCTACAGCCAGTGTATTTTCTATAGGTGCGGTAAATGTAGCCGCTAATGGAACAAATTATATTGCTTATTGCTTCCATTCAGTAGAAGGCTACTCAAAGGTAGGTAGCTACGAAGGGAATGGGAATGCGGATGGGCCTTTTATCTACACAGGATTTGAGCCAGCTTATGTAATGATAAAACGATATGATGCAGCAGGCGGTTGGAGACTCACAGATAATGTTCGTGATCCATATAACTTTGTATATCACAGACTTTATGCTGATACTAATGCAGCCGAATATACATCAGATACCGCTCACATGACAGATCATGTTTCTAATGGCTTTAAGGTAAGGGATACAAATACTGTTTTTAATGCTAGTAGTGGAGATTATCTGTATCTAGCATTCGCAGAATCACCATTCAAAACATCTAACGCAAGGTAATAATTTATGTGGTACTCAGAAACATTAGGTGTAATTAAAACACCAAGGGAGTTTATGCACAACGGCATAACATACCCTCGTCAGGTATTCCGTAAGTGGGGTAAACCAGAACTGGCAGAGTTAGGTATACGCCCAGCCCGTGTTGTTACGCCTGATAACCGCTACTTTAACACTGGTGCAGAGTCCTACGATCTGGTGGATGGTGAGTGGGTAATAAGCTACGCAGAGACTGAGAGGGATGTAGAGCAGTTAAAAGAAAACCTCATCGCAAGGATAAAGTCTAATGTTGGCGCATTACTCTCCCCAAGCGATTGGAGGGTTATCAGGGAGATGGACGGTGGAACTCCTATGACAGACGCATGGAAGACACACCGTAATGAAGTACGTCAGCACGGTAATGCGCTGGAGTCTGGGGTTGAATCATTCGCAAGTATAGACGCAGTAAAGAACTTCCAGAACTATGCGGTCATCGAAGTAAGGTACGAATCTACCTACGATGACGATGGAAAGGAAACTATCGGCCCGGAAACAAAAGACTATAATCGGGAAGTAGATAAAACACACTGGGGATGGCCTGTTGCACCAGATGTAATAGCTGACCCATACCATGTGGGGTATAAGTAATGGGCATAGAATCTGGTAATTATATAAATGATTTAAACGAGGATTGGCCCACAGCCACGGATAATGTTTCTGATGGAGATAACCATCTTCGCCTGATAAAAAAGGTTGTAAGGGATTCTTTTCCCGGTGTTGACAGGGTATCGGAATACATCTATGTACATACCTCTGAACCTACGGTATCGGTTGGTAAGGGTAGATTATGGTTAAATACAAGCACTACACCTAATCTTCTATATATATACGATGGATCGAACTTTAAGAAATTACCTATATCGGCTACTGTAGATTATAAGTTGATGGGCAATGATACTGTAGGCTGGGTGCTGCCAACCGCAGATGGAACTGCTAACTACCCCCTGACTACAACTGGTTCTAATGTGTTGGCTTTCGCTCAGATTGATACTACCGCAATAGCCAACAACGCTGTTGACGGAACTAAGATAGCCATGGGGTCTGATGCGGCAGGTGATGTTCTTTACTACAATGGAACTGACTATATTCGATTACCTAAAGGATCGGCTGGGCAGATATTACAGATAAACTCTGGGGCTACGGCTCCTGAGTGGGTAACTAGACTTGCTACTGCCAGTGCTTTCCGGGTACATAAGAACGGAACAGACCAGAGTATTTCTGGAACTTCTGCTGTAAAGCTAACTTGGAGTACCAAGTTATTCGATAAGGGCACTGAGTTTAGTTTAGCTAATGAACGGTTCGTAGCAACCAATGCAGGTACATATTTCTTCCATGCGTCATTAAGAGAGACAGCTACATCTGGGGATGATGATGATATATATATCTATAAAAATGGGAGTATATATTCTGCGTATAGTACTTACCAGACCACTGGCGGTTCATTCTTAACTTCAACCCCTTCACTAGCTGTATCCTGTTTAATGGAATTAGGTGCGGCTGAGTATGCAGAGGTTTTTTACAGGACAGAAACGACCAATGTAGATATTAGTGGGGGTGCTACTAACACATGGTTTGAAGGATACAGGATAGCATAGTGGCTTTAGTTCCTATAGAAAATGTAGGTCAGTATGGTATTGTTACAGATATCCCGCCTTTTCAACTTCCGCCTAATGCGTGGAGTGGGGGTAATAACGTACGGGTAAGAAACAATGGTATAAAGAAGTGTGCTGGATTTGTAGAGGTATTTGAATCATGCCCTGTCCCACCACACCACATATTTTCTGTAGCTGATTCTACTTCTGTTTACTGGATAGCCTTGGGATTAGATAAGGCCTATGTTTTTAAAAATAGCGGAGGTTCATGGACTGACATTACCAGAACAGCGGGTATCTATACTTCCACAGAAACAGAAGGATGGTCTAGTACGGTTATTGGTGGGGTTCCTGTAATGACAAACTTTAAAGAAGCTCCACAATTCTGGGCATTTGCAAGCGGCGCTTATGCTTTAGGCACGAAACTGGTTGAACTTTCTAACTGGCAGAATTCCGCATATTACTGTAAGTCTATAAAGTCTTTTAAAACATTTCTTATAGCTCTAAATATAGAGAAGAGCGGAACACCATATACAAAGATGGTTAAGTGGAGTAACCAAGCGGCCTCGCATACTCCACCTTCGTCTTGGAATGAGGCGGATGCCACAAAGGACGCTGGTGAGTATGAACTTACAGATACCCCCGGAGATATTATTGATGGTTTACAGTTAGGCGAATCATTTATGATCTATAAGGATGATGCCATATATATTATGAACTATATAGGTACTCCTTTTATGTTCTCCTTCAGGATGTTGAGTCCTACAGTGGGTGTACTGGCAAAGAATTGTGTTTCGGAGTTTTCTGGGGGACATTTCTTTTTCGGGAAAACCAATATCTATTTGAATGATGGGCAAAAGGTAACACCACTCCTAACAGACAGGTTGAGAAGAGAGGTTTTTGATAACCTTGATGGTGATAACTTCAAGAAGTCCTTTACGGTAGCAGACTATAATAGAAATGAGATGCTGGCCTGTTATCCTACGGGTGGTTATGCTTATCCTAATAAAGCGATTATCTGGAACTGGGGTACAGGAACTCTTACAGTTCGTGATTTACCCAATCCTACTTCTATGGGTTTTGGTGTGGCGTTTGTTACGACAGATTCAGATGAATGGGATGATGACACAACCGAGTGGGATACTGCGGGAAGGGTGTGGGGTTCTACATCGTTCGCACAAGGGGCGGAGAACTTAGTATTTTGTGTTCCGGGAACTTCTACAGGGGTAATGAGTGCGGCAACCCAAGCAAACCCGGTAAGAGTAACAACCTCTTCAGCTCATAACTTGTCTAATGGAGATAAGATTATTATAAATGGCGTCGCAGGAATGACGGAAATAAACGCTCCTGCCGGAAGCGCATATCCTGCTTCTGGAGTTTTGTATGCCAAGATAGATGGTACAAATCCCGCGACTGAGTTCTTGTTATATACGGACTCGGCGTTAGCTTCCTCTTTAAACGGAACAGGGTTCTCAGCGTATAGTGGATCAGGGGGGAATGTATATAAACAAAGACTCTTTAAGGATAATGACGGCAATACAGAAGATGGTACAAATATGCGGTCATACATAGAAAGAACCGGAATATCACTATCCGAAGACGGAACCCCCGATCAATCACAGGTAAAGTATATCAGGGCTGTATGGCCTAAGATGGAAGTATCTGGAACTGGGAAGGTAGATGTCTGGGTAGCGAAACAGATGTTTCCAGAAGAGGCTGTAACATGGGCTGGGCCATACGAGTTCAATCCTAATAGCCAATCTAAGGTATCTTGTACGGTTAGTGGGAGATACTACGGTATAAGGGTAGAGTCTTCTAATAATGTTGACTGGACATTAAATGGTCTGGGGTTTGAAATAGAAGATGCGGGGTACAGGTAATGGCTGTAGCCCCCAGTAAAATTATTAAGTCTGTAGTCAGATATAATCCTAATCCCGCTCCAATAGAAGTTGACCAACTCCCTGATTACCTCTTTAACGAGCTGAACCGTTTAGGGGAGATAATATTTAATCAGAATCTCCTGAGATTAGAACCTACTAATGTAGCACCGGGAACAACAACGATAGGTGTTTTAAAAGATAAGCCAAGGGCTGGAGATATCAGGTATGCGGATGGAACAAACTGGAGTCCCGGCGGAACCGGAGAAGGTATTTACTTCTATAACAGTTCTGCCGCATGGGTAAAAC